AATATTAGCAGCGGCAGCGGCAGCGTCAGTTGTAACGATGGACAGAGTTCCATCAGTACCTGCAGTAAACACAGCGGTATCACTGGCGGAACCGGTCATGGTAATAACTTTACCGTTGATGGCTACATCATCCGCCGTTAAAGACCCGCCAGTAATAGCCCCTGTTGTAGTAATGGTACTAGATCCAGTATCAATGCTACCAAACCCACTGGTAATTGACCCCGAATCCAGCGCACCAACAGATGTTACACTAAGGGTATCTAGGACACTTTCAAAATAAGTTTCAAAGTCTGTGAGCGCCACCTGCTTCATAGTGCCGTCGTCATTAACAACTATACGATCAGCATCAGCAAGTGTGACACTACTGGCGACAGTACCGCCGTCCATTATATTAAGTTCTGCGGCTGTGCTAGCTACGAGCGTACCACCTAGTTTTAGCCCGTTGCTTCCATCATGAGAGGCAATATCAAAATCATTCGTGCCGTCAGCAATAGTTACATCACCAGTGATGAGGAGCGTATCCGTCCCATCCTCGTCATACTCCATACTGACATCTTGACCACTACCGAACTTAATCTTCTTATCGTCTGCGATGAAGATATCACCCCATTCCAGACTCGTAGTTCCAAGATCCGCGCCCCCGGAAGCGTCGGGCACAACCGCCGTAGTAGCTGTGATCGTCGTACCTTGCAGAGTGGAAGAGCCTGTAATAGCGCCAGCTACGGTTAACGCTCCTGCAACATGATTAACGCCCTCTACAACATTTGTACCATCACAATATAACCACATGGATTTACCGGTAGGAACAGCGATACCCGTCCCACCGGATGTCTTTAACGTGACCGTTTGAGCAGTCCCGTTTTTTACGAGGTAGGTTTTAGTTAATGTGGGGCAGACAAGATTAGCCGCACCCGAAAGAGAGGTTCCAGTATCAGTAAGGTTCAATATGGCTGCTCGGGCTTCCGCGGTAGTACCATTGGCCGTAGATAAGGTAGCCGCATCATTACTCCAAGTATTTATGGTTTTAAGACCCGCAACGGCCTCCTCGACCATATTAGTGATATTCTCATTAATCACAGTTCCCCAAGTACCACTTAACTCGCCCTGAGTGGGGAGCGCCAGTTTTAGAAGTGTGCTATATGCTGTTGCCATTTATAAAACCTCATGAATAACTAAGCCACGATAACTGTGGCGTTTGTTGCGGAAGGGGCGGGCCAACTAATTGTAAAATCCCCCGAACTAGACTGTACTTCCCCTCCAAAATCAATCACCGCTACAGCTGGATTACCTGACGCAGATTTATAGATCAACGCCCCTCTAGCAGTAATAGAAGATGAACTCCAAGTTACGTCTGTAAAATCTACATAAGCCACGGTACCAGAGGATGTAACCCCAGAGGCCACGGGAAGAGTAGCACCACCAGCAGTATACCCCGTACCAGAAGCTTCATTAGTTGTACTATATGCTGTAGTAGAAGCCCCCAAAGTAGCACTAGATGTATACAAAGCAATCTTAAATGTCTGAGACGTATCGCTACTAAAATCCATCTCACCGCCTAGAAGAGCCGCTTTAAAAGATGTGCAAATGGTTTGGGTGATAGCCATGATCTATCCCTAAGACACAGATGACCGTATTTGCCCGGAACGGTAGGAATCCTGCCGTAATTTCCCGTCACCAACCCGCTGCAACAACTGCACTGACAATAAAAAATGTTTCTCGTACATAGCTACTACATCTGCTTCGCCCTTCATGAAGCGTATTGCTTCCATAAGAGCACCATTTAGCAACGCGGTATCAAAATTATCCCCCAGATAAGTCCCACCAGCAGATACTATAGACGTAGGGTACTTAACGTACACATGTTCTATTTCATAATTTTCGTCGGGGGTGGGTGCCAGCAGGAATCTTACGTTAGATCCTACAGTGCTGTGGTACGCATAAAATTTAGGGAGGCCATATTTAGCACTAGTATTAACGGGGTAGGCTTCCCGCAAGAAGTTAACATCCTTATTCAATACATAATAAGTCGTACTATCACTGAGTATCGCTAAACTGTGAGTATACAGATAATCATCGGGGGTAGTGTACAGTTTATTAGTAGCAGTTAACGGCCCCGCATCCACATTACGCATAGCTGGCAATTCAACAGAATTATATATCTTCTGTTCTGCCTGTTGCGCAAACAAAGCATGTTGGGCTGCTGTAAACGTCTGTTCACAGATATCCTCGATGTTTGTTTTTAGGTCGGTGTAGTTCATAGCCTACGCCATAGGCCCTCGTGCCCATAACCCCTTCGTGGCTGCACCAGTACCACGAACCTTGATTTTGCGCTTCTTTACTTTGCCACCAGCGCGATATTCTACTTCAACGCCCTGTTTTTTGGCGGTTGCTTTAGCTCTAGCTACTCCAGCGGGACCATAACCAAAATGTTGATTTCCGACTTTAGGCATCTTATTTCTCCTATGAAGTTGTTACTGTAACCTGCCCTAAAAATACAGTGGCAACAAAAGATAACTTAGCAGCATTTGAACCCGAATACACTTGCTCTCTACTTTCCGCGTACCCTGCGTAATCTACTCTGGGGTCTCGTACTGCTTGCGGGTCATGAACAGGATACATCCCAAGCTTGTGTTGTGGGTGGTCTGGACTCCAACATTCAGAACATGCTTTTGTATTGGTATCTTTACCTTTTGCAAACACATTACGCAACTCTCGCAACTTATACCTAAACCCGCATATATCACACTCTGCTATGGCATTTTTGCCCGATGAAAATCGATCCGCCATCGTTAGATACTACCTATCCGCGGAACGAACCGGGCCGACACTTTCTCACGATCTTCATCAGCAGCCAAAGCATATTGTTCGTCGTACATTTCTTTTAACATCTCAACACGTTCTGCAAGTGCGGGGACTTTTACTGCAATATGAAATGCCAACCCTGCAACCAAGGCAGGTAAGAAACGGAAGCTCATATCGGCAGTTTCCACCCCATTACCAGCATCCTCTACACGCCGCATACGCCAGTAAACAAACGTATAAGAACCATCACTTGGAACAGGCCAGACATTAATTCGGGGTTGAGTTGCTAATCGTTCGACCCATACCTGTATCGGTCTACCAGTCGTTAACTTGTTAGGGATTGATGCGTAAGTACTCACACTTATACGATTTATGGTAAGATCAGACTGCGTAGCTGTGTTACCAGCATTAGTGCGGATTACATGATCAAGGAGGTCTATCGTATCTGTAGGAAGATTATACTGCGCCGTATCAGCAGTGAGGGACACCGTTCCACTATCAATAGTCCACATGTTGATGCCACGGTTTTGCCACTCAATGGTCATCAAATTCATGGATCTGCGGGCAGTGGCCAGATCATACCCCGAACGCATTTCGCTCCCGGCACGTTCCCACGCCTCCTCCGCAATTTCTGCGAAGTCCAGATCAAATGCGGTAGTACCGGACGTGGCCATCTATTTTTCCCTTGTTAGCCCTTCATTTTACGAACGACGGCGACGAGCTAAACCAGCGCCATGGACTTTACCGCCGCCCTTCATGCCCCGTATCCTACCGCCGCCTTTCTTCTTAGGCTTCGTCTTGAGTTTGGCTGCGGTTTCAGCGTGTCTCCTACCCCGTGCCTTTTCTTCGGGGGAAAGGGCGGTCATAGCTTCATTAGTTGCATCCATAACCGCTGCTTTTGGAGAAAAGCTACCCAACGGACTATCTCTACGAAGCTCACTAATATGCATTTCAGAAGGAAGGGCCTCCTCAAAACCTTCATGCACCTCCGGGTTCCGCCTTCTCAAATCTTCCGGCGTTATCCTCGGCCTCTTCTTCCGCTTCTTCTTAGGTGGCTTTTGAATTGGTTGTCCCTTAGCCTTCTTCCTCTTCTCTTCCGCCTTCCTATCTCTCTCTTTCCAACCATGTAATGGAGTATGGGTCATTTTCTAACCCTTCATTTTGACCATTTTGACCGGGCGAACACCCTTTCTAGCCTTACCGGCCCCACGAACCTTACCGCTGGCCTTTTTCTTTGCTACTTTGCCGCCCTTAGAGAGATGATATGGTGGTCCTAGGACTGATGCTCTCTGTGGGGTTCCAATAGCTTGACCAGCAGTACCAAGAAAATCTTGAGCCTGACGCCCTGCTGTTAGTACATCTCCTACGGCTCCTGTAGCTCCTCCAGGGCCAGATCCACCGGGGAAACCGGGGGGACGGGTGGGCGGACGGCCCGGTGGAAGAAAGCCGCTACTGGCGGGGTCTAACGTCATTGAACTCGGTGCTCCTGACATCACCCGTCTAGCATCTCCACCAGATTGAAACTTTTTAACCTTTTTCTTCGCCATTTTATAACTCCTCTAAGCGTAAAAGAATGTCATCATATCGATTGTGGCAACAGTATATTGCACAACCATACCACTCGGGAACAAAATACCATCTTCAGGAATTGTCCTGTCAATGGTGGTATTGTCGGTACCCAGAGTTCTAGCCTTAAACAATACCGAACCATCTTCAGGGGTATTATTATAGAACTGGATAACCCCCGCAGTCCCACCGGAAACAATAGAAAAGCCTTTTAACCGCATACGCTCGGTAAAGACAGCCTGAGCTGCACCTGCTTGACTACCCACAGTTATATTCGCCGCATATTGTGCGGAGCATTCTACCGAAGAAACTGTTTTGAAGTATTTACTACCATTAACAGCTTCAGCAGAACCCGTGGAAGTTATAACTTCACTTATACTATTCCCGTAGGTATCTGTCCCAGTGATAGTCGTTGTTTTACCACTGTCACCAGTACCAGCAGTTGTAACCGATAAAAGCCTAGCGCCACCCGAAGCAAAAGACGTGTTTGCTAATGTTGCTGTGGTATTAGGTCTTGCAGCTGTAACAATGAAATCTGCGTCCGCTACAACCTCATCACTAATAGTTATAGCCTTTACGTCTGAACGACCTGACATATTAATCTCCTATAGAAAGGAGAGACGAGGTTTTTACACCCCGCCTCACATAATTAACTACTCGAAGATCGTACGGCTGATTGCCTGATAATGGACATCAACAGCTTCAGCAGCAGAAGCACCAGCCTCAATCCCAATGTACGGAATAAGATCAATATCATCAGTCAGCGCGGCGGTCTTTACAGTACCGGCAGTAACCGCGGTACCCCCAGTAGAACCAGAAGTAGTTGTGACATCATACTGAACACCATTAACAAAAATAGCCGCCTTCCTATCGCTATCAATAGCAATTTTGAGGTGGTAGATGGTGTTAGCAGCAACCGTAACAGGCAGCGCACTAATATAATCAGTGCCTGCAATGCTGTGAACAAAGTGCAGCAGGGTGTAGTCCGTGAATGCTTCACTATTGGTTGCGTCCGTCTGGAACTTAAAGAATGCCTGATTTGCATCCGTAGCAACCAACTGATCATTGGTGAGCTTCAAACCGGCCCAAAGCTTCTGGTTATCAATCGCGTTAGTGTTTATTGAACACTCCCACTCAACCTGATTCTCCGTGCCCCATTCGGTTACCTGCCAAGCAGTCTGGTTGGTGTCCAGATGAGGGGCTACGATAGCTTGATCTGCGTCTGCACCAGCCGTTGTTAGGATAATACCCGCCGCTGTCGCGTTGAAGGTGCAAAGCGCCGTTGTCATATTCGTACCAAGAACTTCGAAGTCACGGTTGGCAACTTTTTCAGCAAGCCGAATAGCCGTGTTTGCAGCAGCCGTGGCGTCTGCATCAGAGAAGGCCGTATTTAGTACTGCGTTAAGCGCAGGACGCTGCTTAAATGCCTCATAAAGATAGTATCTGCGCGTGTCATGGGCAGCATCACCACTAAGGGTGCGATCACGAACTATACCCGTGTTAGCGTCCTTGCTTACAAGGTTAAAACCGTTTTCTGAACGGACGGGACCGCTGAAAGTTGTATTAGCCATGTTAATCTCCTGTCGTGGCTAGTGTCAGCTACTCAATGCAGCTGTCAGGGAATAATAATAAGATATAGTAAAAGAAGGGGGGTAGCAAGTACCCCCCCTCTAAAAGTTCGAATCGTCACTAAGCTCCGGGGGAACCGTAGATCCCAAGAGGATCAGACACCCCGAATGAATAACGTTCACGGGCTTTATACCGGCTGTTGCCAGTATCAAAATCGGCATCCATGGACGTAGACATCGCGCTACGTACAAAATGCTTCAAGCCATTAGGAACGTCAGTCATAAGGAACCAAGCATCAGTATCGGTCAGATAATGATTAACGGCGTATCCCTCTGGGACAGAACCGTTATTGCGAAGTGCATTCAAATCATTGTCTGCCGTACCTACGCGCCCATCGGTCTCCAGCAAGCGAGTTGCAACGAATTGCAGTGCAGGCGGGATAACAAGTTTGCGAGGCTTGGCCGCAATCAAGAGACTGCGCTCATCGGTCCAACCAGCGATAGATATAACGGCGGCTTCAAGAGAAGTCTCGTTAAGGTCAGCACCGGAAGTAGGACGGTTTGAGTTAGTGCCACCAGATACCAACGGGTGAGCGGTGGAACATAGATATTGCCCATCGCCATAAGTGCCTGAATCAAAAGCATTATTCAAGATAGAGGCAGCTTTTACCTGTTTGGTATACGCCATAGCGCGAGCCAATGCTTTAGTATAACGAGATGACAAGGAGTCATACAGGTTATCCTCAATAGCTTCCTCAGTAATTGAGAAACCCATTGCAATGGTCTCGTGAGTATAGCGAGCAGTCCATGCTTCCTGTGCACTGTCATACGAAATGGCAGAGCCTTCGTTTTTAACAGGAGCCGCAGAAAAGCCGGAAAGCTTGGTTTCTTCTTCAAAGGAACGATCAGAAGATTCTTTCTCAAAAATCTGAGCGTGCTCTTCGCCATATTTGGCATACTCCATTCCGAACAGAGCGTTCAGGCCGGGAAGGAGTTCTTTAAGTAGTTGTGCGCGTGAAATAGCCATTGTCTACTTCCTCCTTATACGCCAGCGGTTTGATGGTAGCGGTGATAGCCTTGCGTGAATTTAACGATAAATTCAACAAAGTTACCAGAGCTATTTTTAGTGTCTGGGACCACATCAACAACGGTCATTGGCAAGATGCTTGTCACGTTATTGATATAAATACCCATACGACTATTACCCGTGGTGGTAAGCCCCGTGTTCAAAACAAGTTCCGCATTGCAGGAAAGTGAATTGCCACGAGAAACAAACGCGGGTGTAAGACCAGTGGCAGCGCCATCAGCCGTGGAACCCGTGCAATTAGCCACCCGGAACAGTGCATTCGGATCGTCGCAAATGTATGCTTCGATATCGCTTGCAGTTGTACTCGCGGGGTAGTTCTGACTATGTACTTTGTAACTAAGGCTGGGGTCCGTATAAGTACATCCCAAAAACACGCCAACAACACCAGGAACCACAGAAGTGTCATTCTGTAGCGTGGTGATTATGAGTGTTCCATCGTTCTTGTACTGCACTACATCTCCGCAGAAGATGCC